TACGCCAAGAATTCAAAATGACGTAGTTGATAAATTTGCGTCTATCAACCACATCACCAAGATGCACAATCTGAGTTATGTTATTCTCTTTTAGGTATGGAAAGAATGTACCTTCCCAGAATTTAAAAAAGAACTCATTAAACAATAAACTATCACCACGTGCGCCAGCATGTGTATCATTTATAAGTGCTATCCGCATAATTTTCTTCAATATATTTTATAAGTTTTTTAACTCTATCAACATCTTCTTTTAGAAGTCCAAGTGATGTATTACATCCGATACATAATAATTTTCTAACTTTACCCGTGTTGTGACAATGGTCTACTGCCAATCTTTTAGTAAATAGTTTGTGAGATTTTTCACAAATGTAACAATTTCCATTTTGTTCTTTCAGCATAATATCATATTCTTCCAATGTTATACCGTAATTTTTATATAACATTCTATTTGCGGCTTTTTCTTTATTTTTTTGATAATATTGTTTTAGTGCTTCTTTTCGTTCTGGTTTATTGTTATATTTGGAAAGGGTTTTTTTTCTTTTTTCTGGTGTCGTTCGCATTTTTTCTCCTAAATGATTGGTATCATTTATATTTATAAAAAAATAAATTTTAACGACACATAATCTCATAGTGTACTTTTATTAGCCACTCTCTTACGTAATTCGGTTGTTGAAAAACTATGTCTGCGTTGATTGTAGAAAACTTTAATTGCTCGTTCTTCACAAATTTGTTTACCTGTGAAATCTTTATCTTTGTATTCTTCACCAATAATTCGTATTGTGATTGGTAAGAACATCAACATGTCTTCAAGGTCTTTCTCTGTTTGGTACACAATAATTTCATCTACAAATTTAACAGCCGAAAGCTGGACATATCGTTCAACAATAGACTGAACTGGTTTGTTTTTAGATTCTGGTCTATCAATTGATGGATCCATCTGTAATGCAACAATTAGGTAATCACATATTGATTTTGCTTCGGCCAGCATCAAAATGTGACCAGCATGAAGCAAGTCAAAAGTGGAACAAGTAAAACCAACAGGCTTACCAATCATATTATCAGGCAACACTAGCATCATTATACTCCATAAATTAAAGTTTGTCGGGTAATTGTTCGTCTAAAACTGTTTCTTCTAGGAATTTATCCAAGACTTTTAGTTTAGTTTTCTTCTTTTCATTCTTCTTTGCCTCAAATGTTTGAATGAATTCGGAAAGATTGTCATACAAGACAAACTGTTTCATGTTACCTTCCGAATCTTCATACATTTCACCTTCATCAAGAAGACCAAACTGTTCGGTAGCTTTATACTTAACATACAGTTGTTTCTTCTCTTTTTGAATGCGCCTCAGAAAAGCAAAGTATATGATTTGGGTAAAGTATGCGAATGGATTGGAAGACTTGATTGGATCAAAGTTCCGAAAATACATAATGCAATTCTCAATACCATCACATACCATTTCTTCTCGGAAAGAATACGATATAAAGTTTGGTTTGCGAGATAGATGGTTAGCAATTTTTAGGAAGCATTCGCCGATATAGTTTGGTACTATAGGATCATCCTTGCCCTCAGCTTTGGCTTCATCACATGCCGTTTTATAGTCTATCAATGCCTTCAAAAAATCGGCATTGTTAACATAGTGTTTTTGTTTCATCATTATTTCCTAAAATAACACTTGACAGACGCCAGTGTCGTGCGTATAATACACCCTGTGGGGTCTGCAATTAATGTAATAAGTTCTTCTTTATGTGTTTGATTGAATCTTGTATCTGCTCAAACTCATCATCGTCACCCTCACCATCATCTTCTTCATACTCATCATCAGATTCTGTAAGCAATGCTTCATCAATAGCATCTGCATTCATCTTAATCATTTCATTACTATCTTCTACAGCACTCAGGTAGTAATCAACAAGAGACTTCTTAGGTTCAATTATGGTAAGAACGCTTGTCTCATATAACTTAGCTGTATTCTCTCCAATCAATTCTAAAGGCAACCATGGTGCCATCATCACCATAGATTTACCAGAACTGATTCTCTTAAAGAACAAACTCATAGGACTGTTCATTACAACCATTTTGCTTTCATCTATATGATACGAGGCTATGATATCTTCGCCATCTTGTAATCTTAGAATTTTTATTTCGTTATGCATTTTTTAACTCTATGTTGTAAAACTTGTAGGTGAACTTTTCTTCTTCGTATATTTTAACACGTTCAACAAAATGTTTCAAGGTAAAATTGGTAAACTTGCCTATTCTAAAATCGTCTGAGATATCAAATAAGACTGCTGATTCTTTGTTGTCGCCTTTTCGTAATCCACGACCAATGGACTGCAAATTGCGAATGCGAGATTTAGATGGAGAAGCAAAGATGACATTGTGTAGGTTGCGAATGTTAATCCCAGTACTAAAAGTGCCATAAGATGCCACAATAATAGCATCGCTTTCTCCTTCTGTAATAGCACGAATTGATTCTCTGACTTCAACATCTGTATCTCCGTAAACAAAAAATACTTTACGATTTCCCTTTTCAGCATCTATCAACTTAAACAATTCTTTACCGTGTTTCTCAACCAATTGAAAGAGAACTAGAGAGTTTCCTTTTAATGACAAAACTAGATTTTTAATAAATGCATTTCTTTGTGCATTCATAACTATGTATTCTATCTCGGATTGATAGTCCCAAGACCTAGCTTGTTTACACGCTTCTTCTGGATGTTTGAGTATTAGACATTTTATTTTGAAATCTGCAAGTTGTTTGTTGTCAATCAATTCTTTGGTAGTTATTACTTTTAATACAGCACCAAACAAACCCTCAAGAACAAGTTTGTGTGTTTGTGTGCCATCAAGAGTACCAGTACAACCTATACGATACTTCGTTTCTGTAAGACCACTCATAATTGTAGCCAACGACTTAGCTTTAAATTGATGCGCTTCATCACCAAGAACAAAATCAAATTGTTCAAAGTATTCTGGTTCACGATTGTAGATAGATTGCCAGGTAGTAATAGTTAAAAACTTATCTATGTTTCTATCTTTACCTGCGTATTGTTTGTGGCAGTTTGTTTCAGAATCATATCCGTATGATTTGAAATCTGAATACATCTGTTCTACCAAAGATGTTGTTGGTACAATCAACAAACCTTTCTTAAGGTCTTCATCTTGTATCTTGCGGAGAATCAAATAAAGAATGAGAGATTTGCCAGATGCTGTTGGTGAAAGTAGTAGTGAGCGTTTGTTTCTTATCGCATGAACAAAAGAAGATAGTTGATAATCTCTTGGTACAATAGGTAAGTTTAGTGTTGAGATAAACTGTTCAGCTTCTTTAACTGAAAAATTGTTTGTTAAGTTAACTTCTGGATAATAATATACTTTGTAGTTTCTATCATCACAAAACTTTTGTATGTATGGTATCAAACCATAGTACATAGAGTAAGTTCTTAAATCAAGAAGGCGTATCTTTCCATCCCATAACCTATTCTTGTATGCTGGTGTAAATTGATATCCAGGAACATGAAATGTAAAATGGTCAGATATTTCTTGAGCGAGGCTTTTTTCACACTCTAACTTTATATAAGCCTCATTGACTTTACTAATAATTAAATCAGACACCCTGTACGAACCGTTCCCAATCAATAAATGATTTAAGTTGAAATGTTCTACTATGTAGTTCTTTCAAAATCAACTCACAGCAACTGACGATTTCTTCATGCATCATTCTAGATGCAATAAATTTATTCAAGTCTTCATCTGCTTCCATGTATGTGGTAATTTCAGACTTGATAGTGAATGGAAATGGTGCCCAACCATACTTTCTCAAATCATCATCGCCCATCTTACCTGTATAGTATTCCCATTTAATTTTCTTCATCCGGGAATATTTGAAGTCAGCATCTTTACAAAGCAACTTATGGTGTGATAGAATGTTCAGATACTTGCTGTGAAGCTGTGGTATATCAATTAGTGCTTTACCAGGCTCTGTTCTATCAATTTTGGAATCTTTATTCCACTCATTCATTAATTCTTCAAGTTTAGTCATTACAATTCCTCCTTGTAGGAGTATACATCAATTAAAACATTTTGTCAATAGTGTAGTAGGTATATCTGAAAGATGCATCAGATGTTAGAATATTTTCTGGTGTATCTTGTGAGGCTAACATAAATGATGCTAGAGATGTTGGAAATACATCTACAAACTTAAATCTGTATAGTGGTGTAAATGCAGATGAGTATATGGTAAGTGTTGCATCAGAAAATTGTGGTGTCTTTGGATTACCAAAATTTTTAGATAGTCTAGGCAATTCACGATATTGTTCAAAGTCTTCTGGAAATGTCATAGCACGAATCCAATCGTGTATCTCAATCCATGAACGCATTTCTTCATCAATAGCAAATGTAACGTTAAGTAAATCATAGATTGCTTTTTCACCAGGAGAATATTTCTCTACGAATGGTGTAGACACTGGTACTTCTCCCATAGAGATACCAGGTACTGATACCGCTTGACAGAAATACTGAATGTTTGGCACCCGTGAGAAAGTTAATTGAAACTTATTTGGGTGTAAAAAATTCTGATTTAGTGGAGTGCTTGATGTTGGTGTAGTTGCCATACGTATATTTATAAACGAAAAAAGGGGAACATTTCTGTTCCCCTTTAAAGTGCCTCTCTTAATGGAGGCTTAGATTACATAATGTTCGTAATCTTGAATGCACGGTAGTACAAGTTGCTTGTCTGTGTCAAAGCACCTTGACCTTGGGTTGCACCTTCAGCAAATGGATTAGCAACTAGACCGTAACGGGTCTTGAAGCCAATTTTTGGCTGGAAGGTTGTAGTATCAACCGCACGAACCATTTGTAGAGGAACGTATGGGCAATAGAACAAACCAGCATCATAAGCGTTAGAACCTTTGAAGCCCATAACTGCAAACTCAGAAGTAGAGTTAGCGCCGAAATATGGATCAATATACACTTTGATACGACCGAACAATGTACCAGCAAAAGTATTACCGGTGTCATCAACTGTTAAGCTAACTTGACCTTGTAGTGCTGATGAATAGTCTAGGATGCCAGCCATTGCAAGAGCAGAAGCTACATCAGAAGAACAAATCATCACGTTACCTTTACCACGACGGGTTGTCTTAGCAATGGTGTTAGCTTCACGTTCCAATTGGAATGCCAAGCCTTTAACTTTTTCAACCATCCAACGACCGTTAGAATCGGTGTCAAGGTCAAAAGTACCAACTGTGGTTGTACCAACTTTACAGCCAACTTTAGCAACTGTATAGATTGTACGTAGAACTTCACGGTTGATTTCAGCAAGAATTT